AGGTACCGTGCGCCAATCGTCACCACGTCGCCTAACCCCGATTCGGAGAAAGATAGGTGGCCTAAGGATCCTCGTAAGCCTGGCGCTACCGCAGATCCTGGCAGTGGTGTTGAAATTCCAGACAACGTTGATCCTAATACCGAAGAAGTGCCAGTAGCGCCAGATCCTCCCACCACACCACCAGCCGACCATACTGGCGGTAGGGATTCGCTGATCCACATTGAGACAACACTGGTGGAAGAAGAGCCACTAAATCTCCAGCACGTCGATCCAAGTATTGGCTACATAGATCCCAACGACCCGAATTTGCCTGACGAGTACAGACATCCTGGCGAGACACTTGCTCAGGTAATGGGTAGGGTGAACAGTAAGGGACCAAACGACATGTCTACCCTGCTGGCTCTAAACCAGTGGGTTACTGACAACCATTATGATCCCTACACTAGCCCCCTCAAGGTTGGTAGCGGTGTGAGGTACTACAGCGAGAAGCCAGTATCCGCAGCTAAGCCGACCATCATCGATCAAGCCGTTACTGCTGTGGAAGGTGCTGCGACAGCCGTAGCTGGAGCCGCTGCTGCTGGAACTGGAGCCGTTGGGGCTGGACTGTCTACTGGTCCTGTCGGGGCTGGTGCGCAGCTTGGTCCGACAACTACTGGCGCGGCTGGTACCGATCACACAATTGGTATGCCGAAGAATACGCCTTCTGAGACACCAAGGAAGGGCATGCCGCCCAAGTTCTAATGCCACTACTTAGTACGCAAACACCCAACATCAACGACCTAAAGATAAGCGAATACAAGGTCGTGGTAGTTAGTGCTGACCTTGGCACTAGCCAGGATTTGTCGGAAATTGTTTCCTCGATTCAGTGGGATTACGATCTAGACCAACCTTCAGAGCACTACACTGTCAGTTTTGCCCACACCCAGAATATAGCCACTATGGTCAAGCCTGGCGACAGGATAAAGATCTACGGCTATGGTGTCAAGCCTGTGGGTAGCAATTTGGAGATGACTTGGGATCTGCTCAAGAGGGTGTTTATCTCCAAGACTACTTTGAGCAGCGAAGAAGGTGGCACTCTCCAAGCTACTGGCTACAACGTCATGTGGTATATCATGCGTAACAAAGACTCTGTTATGCTTGAGAACGAGACGGCTAGCCAGTTCATCACGCGCACGGCTGCATACTACGGTATACCGTTGGGTAACATCATGGACACTGGTGTGCAGCTAGAGCGCGAGCCGTTCATGAACCGTACCATATGGGATATGTGGGTCTCTGCGTTGTCCTATACCAGAGATATCAACGCTGATGCACGGTTCCTGTTGCAGGAGAATGCTGGCAAGATCGAGTTGGTAGCGCGTACTCCAGCTAGTGGAATCTGGAATTTCATGCGTGGGATGTTCGAGCCTGGGCCGGATTCATGGAACAATAACCCTGGTAACATCTTCTCCTCGCAGAACAACTTTAGCATGGAGAACTATTCAAACGTTATCAGGGTCTACAAGGGTAGCGCAGGCAGTAGCGCTAATGACCTGCTAGAGGGTGGTGGTGCTGGTGCTCCAGGAGCACCTAGTCTGATCTTCCAGTACCCACCTCAAGAAACCATTGAATCTGGTAACGACAAAGAGATCAACAAGTACGGCATGTTCTCAGAGTCTATTGATCTGCAAGCACCTGGCGAGATAGCACTCGATCTAGGTAATGATAGATCTAACGCTGAGCAACAGGGTATGAAGCTGTACAAGAAGTTGGTGAAGTTTGAAAACACAGGGACTATCACCACCTTCAACATCAATACAGTACGTGCCGGAGATGCTGTACACATTAGAGATGAGATCACTGGTCTGGTAGGTAAATACTACGTCAAATCGGGCACGCACGTAGTATCCGACCAAGAGGCTTCAATGTCTCTTACAGTGAACATTGAAGACGCACTGCCAGAGGCTTACGCAGCTAGACGGCAGGGCAAAGCTTCTTCTGATGGTGGTCTGCTTGGTCCGACTGTTGCTGGAGCTCCTGGCACGACTGCTGTACCGTCTGGTCGTGAGTGGACTAACCTGGCTGGCTCGGTTAGTGTTTTGGACAGATACCAATTGGCTGTGGCTGCTGGTTTCTCGCCTGTACAGACTAATGACGATGCAATCAAGATGGTTGCCATTAGTCTGTACGAATGTGCCAACTGCCCAATGGATCATGTCAATGCTACTGGTGACGTTTCGCTGTGGCAGATTAATCAGGTACACTGGGGAACGTATGGTGGCCCAGACATCCTGAAATCTCCACCTGCTAGCGCTAGAGCAGCTTATGGTATATGGAAGGGCGCTGGTGGTGGCGAAGCAGGATTCCGCCAGTGGCACGTCTATCCCAACTGGAACGGAGCTGGAGCTGGTACACCACAAGGTGAGTTCAATGCCAAAGTGGAGTATGTACGCGCTATCGTTGGTAGTGGCGCGCAGAAGACCTCGCCGGATTGGCAGCCAGTCAACGTCATAGGCCAGCTACCCACAAACCATGAGGGTAACTACGATAAACGTGATGTTGCTGGTATCGTTGGTGTGACACTGCACTACACTGCTGGTCCACCTAGCCAAACGGTCTACCAAGTGGCTCAATACCAGACGTCTGAAGCAGCTAGGGGACAGCCTGGTCCACCTATTCCATTCCCAGGTCTTGCATATACCTTCTTTGTTGAGCAAGATGGTAAGACGTCTATGGCCTGGGATCTTGATGTAGCGTGCTGGCATAGTGCAGGTTCTGGTAGGAACCAGACCTACGTCGGTATCTGTTACGCTGGCAACGTAGCGCCCAATGACGAACAGATGACTGGTATGGCTAACGCTATCGGCTACTGTCAGAAGAAGATTGGTAGGAAACTGACAGTTGAAGGCCATAAGGATGGTTACCAGACAGAGTGCCCTGGCCCACAGTGGCCTCAGTGGAAACAGACCGTGCTTAATAGGATACCAAACTAATGACCACTATGGATGGACCGCAGAAGTTTCTAACGCTTCTGCGTAACATAGCTGATCAAGAGGACAAGATGAATGCCCTTACGGGCACAGGTCTTGTCCTCAGAACTGGTGTAGTGCTGAGCGCTTTGCCAGAGATCACGATATCTATGGATGGTGAATCCTCCATGGGTGGCCCGATGATCTTTGACCATTCCAAGGGTGACTTGCTTATACCAGAAGATCTGTTCATAACCAAAGGTGACACAGTTGTCATGGCCCCACTGTCCAAGAGGCGGTGGGTTATCCTGTTCAAGACAAGAACTACTGACGAACAGATTTATCGTGCTCGGTTTGGCCTGAACAACGACAGGGCTGGTGGTGAGTTTGCTGGTCTGGAAGTTATAGAGGATCCTGTTACTGGAAAAGTCACGATTAATCTGGTTGGTGGTATCACTAATGTTGTTGGCGGTACTACTAACGTCAACGGTGATAATGTATTCGTTAACAATTCGGAAATAGCCGATGACGTTATAGTCGGACCTCCCGGACCCGCTGGTCCCGCAGGTCCAGCCGGAGCTGCTGGCCCTCCCGGAGCTAACAGTACCGTGCCTGGGCCTGCTGGACCTGCTGGCCCGCAAGGTAATCCTGGACCGACTGGTCTGGCTGGCCCCAAGGGCGATGTAGGACCCAAGGGTGATCTAGGCCCAAGGGGTAACGAAGGCCCTGAAGGACCTAGGGGTCCGCAAGGCTTGATGGGTCCACAAGGGTTCGATGGGAAGACCGGGCCACAGGGACAGCCTGGTGTTGCTGGACCCGCTGGACCTGCTGGTTCTCCTGGACCTAAGGGGGATCCAGGTCCACAGGGCGTAATGGGTACGCCAGGGGCAACATCGACTGGTGCTCACGAGGAATTTGTTCCACTTGCTGGTGCTACTTCTGTTAATCTTAGTACTCCAGCTATCATACTGCTATTTGTGTCTCGCGGTGGTGTGGTTCAGTCGTTCGTCGATGGTAACTACTCGCTGACTAACAACGGCAACACAGTGACTTTTAGCGAGCCGTTCAATGGCACCGAACGTGTTATAATCTCGTATGGCGCTGCGACGCTGGCTGGTGCTGATACAGAGCTCAGGATATACGTCCAGAACATGATGCAGTTGCTAGATCCAACTGGTCCACCGCCACCACAAGCAGCAACAGCACAAGGACCAGCAATTGATAACGAGCTACGTCTCTACATCCAGAATATCATGGCGAAACTCGATCCAGGCGGACCGCCTGTACCAATATCCTAAGGAGAACTAATGGCCGGTTCAAAGACAGATGCCCTCGAACAGCGCATCCTAGACCATCTCTTCAAGGGTGGTGGTACGCCAGCCTTGACCGCGTTGTCAACGGTTTACGTCGCCCTCTATACGGTGGTACCTAGCGATGCAGCCGCTGGTACTGAGGTCTCAGGTTCTTCCTATGCACGACAGGCAGTAGCGTCAGCAGCTTGGACGAGGACAGCTTCGTCTATGGCAAACAACGCCGAAGTTGCATTCCCTGCCGTTACGGGTAGTGCCTACACGGTCGTCGGTTGGGCTATCATGGATGCGTCCAGCGCTGGCAACCAACTGTATTGGGGTGACTGCACCAGCACCACAATGAACGTCGGTGACATCCCTCGCTTCGCTCCCAACGCACTGACCATTACCGAGGATTAAATGCCGATCGCCTGTCGTACGCCGACAGCCGGCAGCATGGCGTCGGGCGCTGCCTTTACGATCACGCTGCCTACTAGCACAGCAGTTGGTGACCTGTTGTTCGTGTTCGTCTCGAACGTTGCGACAACAGGTCCAGCCGCACCCTCTGGCTGGACACAAGCGACAGGTTCACCCTGGTCATCAGGCTCCGCGCAATCGTTATCAATCTTTTACGCACAGTATAGTGCTTCGCTGACGCTGAATTTCACCAATTCAGCTGGAGCCGGTGTCTGGGCGTGCAACTCCTATTTCCAAGCGGGTGCGACTCTATATCTAGACGGTAACGCCGTCGCCACCAATAACTCGACGAATAACACCACATTGGCAGTCGGAGCTCCCACGTCAACGGGCAACGTCGCCGGTGACTACGAAATCATAGCGCTCGGTTGGGGATCTACGACCAACATCGGCAGTGCGCCTGGTGGTGTCACTCGCGACATCGCAGGGAACCTTAGCAATAGTGCTAGCATGGCGCTGTACCACATGACGGCAGCTATGGGCGCTAACGCGACTGCTACAGCCTGGTCATTCACTCTCAGTGGTAATACTAGTCGCAAGACTGGCGTCGGCCTTCTGCTCATGGCAGTACCGGATCCGACCACTGCGCTTGGTATCTCGGACAGCTTTGATACTGGTTCGCTGAATACTGGTCTGTGGACATCCTTCGGTGTGGGCCAGTCGATGCAGCCGACGTATCTCCAGGTTGCACCATTGGCTAGTCAGTCGGCTGGTAGCTATGGTGGAGTGATTTCGGCTGCAAGCTATAACCTGACTGGCGCGTACTGCATGATCCAGTTCCGTACCTGGCTTGCAGCGACGGCAGGAAACGTCCAGACCATCCAGTGTCAGATCGACTCAAACAACTATCTCGAGTTTGGGCAGATCGACACTAATATGGTAGCTCGGCGCAACGTAGCTGGTGTGAACACTACCCAGAACTCGGTAGCTTTGCCAACTGCTCCGGTCTGGTTGCGGATGCATGAGTCGGGTGGCGTCTGTTATTGGATGTACTCGACCAACAACCGCGTGACGTGGACGATGTTCTCACGGTTCCCGAACCCCATAGCTGTGACAGCAATATTTGTTGATATCATTTCGGGGACATATGCGTCGGTTGCGTCTCCAGGTATAGCAACCTGGAACTACCTGAACTACATCCCGCCCAACTACAGGAATCTAACAGGTACCAGCAACGGATCTTCTTCGGTTGTTACTCTTGCTCCGACCAGACGTCGTTCACTTACTGGTACTTCGCCTGGTGTCTCTGTTGCTTCTGCAACTATCGCAAAGTACGTAAGTAAGTACCTGACGGTTTCGGCTACCTATCCACCTCAAGGTCTTTCAGCAGCTTCAGGATTGCTTGCAAGAGCAACGGATCAAACACGACCAATATACATTGCTCAGTTTGCTGAAGCGATAGTTTACGACGGTGCAGAAATTGTTGCTACGTTCCCAAGTCTAGCTAGTCCAGGTAACTCAATATTTGCGGCGTTGATAACTGGTCCTATTCCTGGACATGCTAATACTGGAACACCTAATCTTAGTTCTGGTCAGGTCTGGAAAAATGGTGCTAACGTTGGCAGCATTGGAGGTGGTGTCAACTCCAGTGTGTCGCCTGGAGGTCGCCAATATAGATCTGGTATTTTGGCACTAACTCCTACTGTTGTTGGTAATTCTGTTCGTTATTTCTTCACTGGCGGCACCAATGGCTACATGCGTCTTGCCATCTTTGAGATTGCAGGAGCCGCTGCTCCATTTGGGTTTCTGAATAGCGCTAGCCCTGGTGGCACCTTTGCTCAGGCTAGACCTAACACCAGTTACAAGACGCAGTTAGTATTCGCAATCGTCTTTACCGACCAGACAGCCAGTGGATCAACACTGATTGAGCAATATCCTGGATGGACTCAACCAAGTATTTACTCGGATGGAACTCTTCATATCCCAAGTTCTATCCAATACATACTTGGTTGGACTGCCACAAGGAACCTTACTGGTGGTGTTCTAGGCCAACTAAACCTGACTGCGTCTACTTATAACAGTGAGGGTACAGTAGGTGTTGAGGGACCAGCTCCAGGTCTTATTGGTACAGCACCCGGATATGGTTGGGCACCACGACTTGTAGCTACAGGAACTCCGCCGACCTTTAGAAACACTATTCTAATAGGTCAGTCGAACGGTCAGGCGACGTGTGTAGGTCAACCTTCTTCGCGTAGGAGAAATATATCTCTTGCGGCTATTTCGGACAACTTTGATGCAGGAACGCTTGATCCGAAATGGAGTGCAAGTCTTGTATCAGCGGCTACACAAGATGTCACTGGTGCGACACTAAACCAGACTCCAGCTAGCAGCACTGCCGGTTCATCCGCTGGTGTCATCGCAACCAACTATTTTGATATGCGGATGAAGACCATTGTTGTTGAAGTCAACCAAACTCCGTCACGGGTAAGTGGCGTGAGGATGGTGATGAAACTAGAGGCGTCTGGGTCTGCTGTCTATTACGAATATGGTCTGGTTGACGGGAATCTAACTGTTTTACAAAGTGGTGGCAACCTCGGCGGTATCGCGTGGCCTACTGGTCTCAGGGCATTACGTATTGTTGTTGATGGTTTTGCTAATGCGACCTATCCAAATTATTACTTCGATTACTCAATTGATGGAGTAAGTTGGATACAAGCTTATCCAAACCCCATTGGTGCGATTGCATATACAAATCTAGCCAATGCCAAGATTTCGCTGACCACGACCACGACCACTTCGGTTGCTAGTCCTGGTACTGGCAAGTGGGACAATCTCAATATTCAGCCGTTCCCGTGGGTTAGCTACAAGAGTCTGATTGGATTCTCTGTTGGACAGAGTTTAGGTGGGAACTACAACAAATCTGTCTTGGCTGATAGTCCGATTGCTTACTGGCGTCTTGGTGAGACTGCTGGACTGACAGCCGCTGATGCGAGTGGTAGAGGCCATACTGGGACTTACGCATCCACTGGTGTAACACTGAATCAACCTAGCTCGCTTGCAGGAGATGCAGATCCGTCTGTTCTCTTCGCGGGTACTTCTGGTGCAAGTGGTTCAGTGCTTGTTCCTGCACATGCCGATTGGCGACCTGTGGGGGGTGGTGGTTGGTCGATGGAAGCCTGGGTCAACCCAGGAGCACTCAGTGGTACTCAGGAGATAATCCGCCTGGGTGGTGGCGATGGTTGGTTCATGCGCCTTAGTGGTAATCAGGTTGGCTCCTTGTGGCCTTTCCCTAGCGGGGTGTTTATCACACCTCAAGGTGGGAATCTGTCTGCTGCTAACGTCTGGGCTCATGTTGCGGCTACGTACGATGGTGCTTTTGTACGACATTATGTCAATGGTAAGATAGTCTTTAGTCAAGCCGAGACGCGTATCTTCACCCCGACCTATACAGGCAATCTTGGTTTAGCTTGCCAGGATCCTAGCACTGGTGGTGAGTTCTTCCTTGGTAGTCTTGATGAAATTGCTATCTATAACTATGCATTGTCACCTGGACAGATCTCTGCACACTACACTGCTGGACTAAACACACCTACCCCACTCACCAAGGGTGCTGCGAAGATAGACATTGTTGGTTTGTCCGCGGGTGCTGCCACTGAGAATGGACAACCTTCTGCTAAGAGACTACTTACTGGTACTTCAAATGGTACTGCTACTGAAGTAGGAGATCCATCACGTTACCGTAGAATACTAGCAACGAGCGCTGGTGTTGCGACAGTTAGTGTCACTATCGTCAAGCGCCCTAGCTTGTTTGGTACGTCCACAGGTGCAGCTACAGATGCAGGACAACCATCGCGTAGGCGCTCTCTGGTAGTTGCTTCAGTAGGGCAAGCGGCTGTAACGGCAACGATATCTAAGACGCTACCTAGTATCAACACGGCTGGTGGTAAGGGTGTAGCGACAGTTAGTGCTCAGCTAACTGTACGTCGTGTCGTAGTTGGTCTCTCTGCTGGTGCGGCAACGGAAGCAGGGCAGCCTTCTGTCAAGCGTTTGCTAACTGGTACATCTAGCGGTGTAGCTGCTGAGGTCGGACAACCAACCAGAAGAAGATCCCTGGTTGTGGTATCTGCTGGTGTGTCTACTGTATCTGGGCAGATAATCGCTAAGAGAGCGCTGTATGCCAATGCTACAGGTGTTGCGACAGCAGATGCTCAGGTTCTAATCCGTTCTAGCACAATACCGCCAGTAACGATCCATGGTGTTGCTACTGTATCTGGTTTCATTGGGCGTAAACGCCAAATAACTGCTGCCTCTGTGGGTACCAGTGCCGCTAGTGCTGTCTTGAAAGCGAAGCGAGCCCTTGTTGCTAACAGTAGCGGTGTAGCGGTAACAGGGGCTACGATACAGCGTGAGCGCCCGCTGATAGGCTCTGCTGCGGGTGTAGCAAGTGCCAATGCACCTATTATCCAGCGTTACCGTTTTCTTACGGGCGAAGCAGACGGTGTTACCATTATATCTACGCCACTGTTGCTCAGGAAACGTGTGCTGGTGGGTACTTCTAGGGGGTCGTCTTCTATTGCCAGTACATTGAGGACAAAGAAGGCTGTTAGAGGTACAACTAATGGTAGATCTACGTGCAATGGTAGAGTGATCAACATTTCTCTAACTCTCTGGAACGGATCTACTTTTGTACTAGTTGGCAACTATCCTGTGGTATTATGGGACCAAGCGGAATTTGAACTACAGGTTGAAGAAGGCGAATCGGACGTGGATTACGTGGCGTACAAACTTTCGACAGACCAATTCAATCCAGTGCAACCATGACGAAGCAACAAATCGCCAACCCTATGCTCAAGGATTTCCCTTGGGATGGCACTGAACTTGCTGCTCCTCTGACGTTGCCTGGTGCTCTTCTTGCTTCGTCTTATTACCAGCAGGCTGAGATAATTACACCTTCTGCTCCTCCTGCTGGTAGTATCAAGCTGTATGCCAAGTCAGACCACCACTTCTATACTCTTGACTCCGCAGGTAGCGAGAATATCATCAGTGGTACCACAAAAACTGAGACTGACTCGTGGTACTTGCCTTTGTCTGGTGGCACACTAACTGGACCATTGACGGTTACTGGTGCACTCACTACTGATACTCTGGTTGTACATAGCAGTATACAGTCCGACGTAGATTTCATTGCTGGCGGTTCGTACAGGTGGGGCGTTACAGATCCTGAGGCTCTGTACAGGGAGATGCCTGGAAGACTCAGGTTGTCTGGAGCACAGCTAACAGTAGACCAGAACGTAAACGTTGGTACTTATACACAGCTAGGCGAAATTATCTCTCCAGTCACGCCTAACGCTGGTTTCTTGCGGTTGTACGGTAAGAGTGACCATCGGCTGTATATAAAAGATACCAGTGGTGCAGAGGCTCCACTTCTAACACAAACCCTTGGCGATACATTGTATGATCCTCTGCATGCAGCTTCAACTGGCGATGCATCCCACGTAGCTGCTTCAGATCCACATCCAGTGTATCTAACGGCGGCAGAGGGCGATGCGCGTTACGCCGTAATTTCTGGTGGTCCTGGTGGTACTTATCTGACGGATGTGCAGGCAGATACAAGGTACGTCCGTCAAGATGGTACTAAATCCATGACGGGCAATCTGATATTTTCACCTGATAATACCGTAGACATAGGTGCTACTGGCGCTCGCCCAAGAGACTTATTGTTGGGAAGAGACATCGCTGTTGGGCGCAACTTGACTGCTGTTGGTGCTACTGTGTCTGGTAGTTTCACGGTTGGCGATACTATCACCACACCGCAGTTGTACTTCGGGTCATCTGCAGATTCAATTTCATTGACTACTGGTACAGCACCAGCATGGTTGTTCAGAGCGACCGATGATCGACACATCTCGATAGCAACTCGGGCAAACGTAAACTTCAGTTCTAATGCCTATTATGATGGAACGAACTGGAAGCCGATTGTAGTTGCTAACCCTGCCAGTATGATGTATGTTGCTGCATCTGGTATTGCACTCCAGACCGCTCCTGCTAATGCGGTCGGTACTACGCTCCCGTGGGTGTTGCGGTGGAATGTAGATTCAAGCGGTAACATGCACGCGGTAGGAAAGCTCCAGTTAGATGGTGGCATCATCTGGATGGGTCCAAACCAGCCTGCGACACCAGACTTGGGTTTGTACTCTACAACAGGTGCCAACTGGATGCGTCTCGCCAATGCTGCTATGCCGATCAAGTTTTATGTTGATGCAGCAGCTTCAAACAACTGGATCGGTAGCAGTCCAATGGGTGAATTCAACACCAATGGATTCTCCATCTCCGGTAGCATGTACTACGGTGGTCAGCCGTTTATCACCTGGGGTGGCGAACAGTTGCAATGGGCTGCGACAGGTGGTCAGTTCCGTTGGGTGAACCAGAATAACACCGTACAGTGGATGGTGCTTGATACTGGTGCCAATCTGAGTGTTGCTGGTCAAGTCATTGCTGGTAGCTATGTGTCTGCCTACGCGGGTGTTTGGTCGAACTCATATTACATTGGAAGTTCTGGTAGCTACTACATTAATGTCAGCAGTAATATCTGTCAGATTGTAAACATGAACCTTCTTTCCTGGGGGTGGGTTGGACTGGCGGCGAATGGTGGTATCTATATCAACTATGACGGCATTGGTATCAGCCATACACATCAGATTCGTGGGCCAAGTCTGTATGTTTCTGGCAGGCTGATTAGTAACAACTGGGACATTGGTTCGTCCAACAGTCTAGGTGGTGAGCTGTACGTAAACGGCGGTATCACGCTGTATGCTAACTCACCATTGTATATGGAGTCTGGGCGTAATGTCTACATACAGTGGCGTGGTGACTTGCGTTCTGTCTATGTACCATATGATCTAGGGCTCTACACTACTCGGGTAATGATGAACCGTTTGGACTGGGAAGGCTCTAGGCAGGTTTACTTCAACTGGGATGGTTCCAATGTCACGATGAATATGTCGGGACCTTGGGGCTTTGGAGCGCCAAACCTGTTCGCTGGCACGACCAACACGATGAACATCGTTTGCTCGTATGGAGCAGCGGGCGGATACATCTGCTGGCAGGACAGCAATGTGCGTCTCCTGCGTACTGGGAACCAAATACTTTGGTGGGTTTACGATGGAGTCTGGGATTTCCGAAGTACCGCCAGTGGTAACCAGGCAGGATACATCGATATGAGTGGATTCCACAGCACTTCGAAGCGCAGATATAAGACGGATATAACGCCAATCAAAGATGGGCTAAAGCTCGTGCTAGATAAGCGAGTAACTCCGATTCGTTATGCGATCAAAGGATATGGGATTCTGAGCGACAAACCATCGCTGGGCTTCATAGCTGAAGATATGGCGCATGTGGTACCCAATGCGGTTGGGCGTGATGAAGAAGGGCCATCGTCAATCAACTATGGTTCTCTGGTTGCGGTGTTGTGGGATGCTGTACGAACACTCAACACACGTGTTGAGGAATTAGAGGAGAAACTAGCTGCATGACTTTACCCCCTTTCCCAGTGATACCTACTCAGCCTGGGCAGCCTCCTACTACAGTAGGTGGAAATCCGCGTAGTCCTGACGAGGTCAATGCGGTTATTGGGCAACATCTGCGTGCATTCCTTGCAGCAAAGGTATCGTTAGATCAAGATATGCGTTTCTTTGCTGCTACCGATCTGAAGGTGTCACCGTACAATTTCACTAGCGACCAGGAAGATGCATTGAAGGCTGCGGTCAATAGTTTGACAACAGCAATGGATGCTATTGACCTGACGTTCGTGATGCGTGTAGTAGGGCTGGCATGAAGCAGATTCCTCTGCGCACAATTGAGACAGCGGATGAACCTCTTGCGTATAGTGAGATCATACGCACATTGATTCGCCAACCCTTGAGCAAGGAAAAGGGTGTGGATATCGAAGAAATGCGCAAAGGTATCCGCATCTTAGACAAGCTCGATGCCAGCAACGGTGTTCTCGAGTTAGAGGATGCAGATTACGACCACTTGAAGGCCAAGTTGGAAGCCATGACGTGGGGCATGGTGGATCGCAATCTGTTGGATTTCATTGATACCGTACTGAATGCTGACGGACAAGTAACCTGATGCCAATACAAACCGTACCCAGGTTTGAGGATCCAGCGTTCACTGTAGACGTCCGGGACCCTTCTACCGAACCAACATGGGGCACAGCGCCATTGCTGAACTTTGATAGCACAGACGGGTCTCTGCTTGTGTTCAATGACAGCAACCAGTTTGTGTTTGCAAACCCTGCCATGACTCTTGAGCAGTTGATCGTCAAGTCGATGATTACAGAACGACTGATGTACAATGCTTACGACAAGGAGTTTGGTTCCGACTTCTGGGTCATCATTGGGCGCGGTTTGAGTGAACTAGCAATTCAGGCAGTTGCTGAGCGTTATGTACGTGAGTGTCTTGGCAACATAGACTTGATTCGCTTCATCGACAACTTCGTAACACAGGTGGCTGGAGACCAATTATACCTGACCTTCCGTGTAGTTACCATTTCTGGACACGAGCAAGAGTTTAGTTTCGCAAGGACGATTCGGTGACAACAATTTCCTCAGTATCTCCTTCGCTGTCCGCCGTTGGTGTAGATACAACGCTGGAGATCGGAGGAACTGGTTTTCTTACTACGTCCATAGTCACTTTGCTAAGCCCGGAAGATCCACCAGTAGTGTATCCACTGGCAAACTTCCAGCTAGTGACCAGTAGTTTGGTCCGTGTGGTTGTTCCCGCCAACACTGTCCCTATCGGTTTCTATACCGTTGTGGTTGATAATGGTGGCGAAGATGTAGCGCAGTTGGAGAACGGCTTTCGGATTAGCGTCAATCTCCCTGTTCGCCCTTTCCAGACTAACAACACAACAGACATCATTCAAGCTCGCGTCATGGACCGGATTGGGATAGCACCCAACGGACTACCATACGACAAGCGCCAGGGACAAGTGCCTTGGGATATGACCGCTGCGCAGGCCCCCGAGTTTGAGAAACTGTACAAGCGTCTGGATGATCTGTTTCCACAGGGATTTGCGCAGTTCATGGGTGGGTCACTACTGGACCTACGTGCTGAAGAACATGGTGTCCTGCGCAATACAGCCAGTTTCTCCCAGACGGTTATGGAAGTTACGGCTGCTGTCGGCACAGTGATCCCCAGCACCATTTCCTTCAGTACAACAGCTACCCCCAATACCACAGACAGACCTCTGATCTTCAATAGTGTTGAGACTGCCCCCATACAGTTCGCCAATCCGATTGCAGGTCTGGTAACTTCTGCCACTACCACTAGCTTGACGGACAATACTGTGGCGTGGGCAACAGACTTGTGGCGAGGGTATTATGTCCTGATAACTCTGGGCAAAGGCATCAACCAGTGGCGTAGAATCATCAACAACAGCGCTACGACTTTGAACGTTGAGGATTGGGATGCTGGCAACGTACCAGACCTGACGTCTACTTACAAGATCTTCACTGGTGTCCATGTTCAGGCGGCAATAGCAGGTAGAAACGGCAATGTTCTAGCAGGTGCTATAAACAGATTGGCTGTACCTGTTTCTTTCGTTAGCAGGGTAGCCAACCCCGTACCTGCTAGAGATGGTGTAGATAGAGAGTCAGATAGACTGTTTCTGAGCAGGTTCCTGTTGACGGTTCGCCAACGTTCTGCTGGTGGTAATGATACCGACTATCAGATCTGGGCGCGCGAAACTCCGGGTACTAGCTTGGGTCCAGTAAGTGTGTTGGAAGAGTGGGCTGGCTATGGTACAGTCAAGGTAGTTATAGTCAACTCAGACAATACTATTCCTGACAGTGCTACGGTGGGCAAGGTGTACGATTACATCCAGACCCGTAGACCAATCGGGGCACATGTCACGGTAGAAGCTGCTGTGGCTGCACTGATTGAGGCCAGGTTTACACTGACGGTCAAGGATGGCTTCAACCTTGTGGCGGTACAACAGCAAGTGAGAAGTGCAATCACTACTTTCCTCAATGCTCAGCCTGTTGGTGGTGAAGATGGACATGTCATGTTCTACCGCGTGCAACAGGCAGCTATCGCTGGTGGTGATGGTATCGACACCTTTGATATGTACTCAACAGGTTACGGTATCCGTAGGGCTGGAGCGCCAACCTTCAGCACTGCAAACGTCACACTAACAGGCACAGAAAAACCAGTTTCGGGGACGATTACGGCTGTATGAACGACAAGGATTTCTACGGTTGGGGCGAGATTCTAATGGAGAATCTGCCCACTTACTGGGAAGAAGACGATTTCATGCAGCAGTTCCTGATGGCTATTGGGTTTGAATTCGACCCGCTAGCCAGATTTACTCGCTTCATGTCCGACAGTGAAATATACCGAGCTATTGGAGATCAAGCGAGCACTATCCAACTGGAGCCGATGCATTCTGCCTGGTTTGCGCGTACAGCTAACGAAGCTGCGATGACGTACTGGGAACAGATGTTCAGTTCGCCTGCTGATCCTGATGCTACGCTACAACAACGCAGGGCGAACATCATCGCTAGAATGCAGGGTACAGCAACACCCACGCCAGCATATATCCATTCACAGATTGCCAACTACGCCGATGAGATTGCAGTGATCGAGTACTTCGACTTGCCGCCAACTGATCTAAGGCGTTATAGTTTTAGTATTCGCATCATCAAACCCAAGGGATTTCCGCCCAACGTACAGGCAAACATCGATCTCATGATCAAGCGTATCAAGCCATCTCACCTGGGATACTTCCTCGAATATAGCGAGGTGACGTGGCATGGTGATACCAGTAACATGACGGACAGAACGTGGGCAGATCTTGGTAATATGACCTGGGCAGATCTCCGATTTGAGTGAGGTGAGCAATGCAAACAACCGTTCGGCACGGATTTCTACTCCCGGAAGTAACCGATGATGACCCTACACCAAACGCGGGTGTTAGGGACACCACCAGATTCAACTCAAACCTTAGCGATAGGAGTACCTTCTTTGACTTCAACGAAGTAATCACTGGCAGATGGAGTTTCTCCACTATCACCCTCACAGGTGGGCTAAGCCAGGACTTCGTAAACAATACAGGTGCTCAACGGGTAAGTGGCGATGTGGTAATGCTCGATCCTGCTGTGGACCGAGGTTTTATCATGCCAGTCGCAGGTGCCAGGGGTGAGATGGTTGGTGTTGTTGTAGAGACGATACCTGCTGGTGCTGTCGGCCGCGTTGCGATGGAAGGTTTTGTGCGTACCAAAGTCACTGGTATCACACGCCTTCAGTACCTCGTCACACAGGACAACAACGTTATAGCCACTGGTACCCCGCTTGGTACTTCGGCAGCGTTTGGGATTGCTCTGGAGAACCCATCTGGCGGTACGTGCTTAGCCTACTTGCACCCTAGTACGGGTAGTGATCCTGAGAGCATGTACAAGAACACAACTCTCAGGTCCAACGTCACACCTGTTACTGCTACGATGTTGGCAGGCAAACTGTTCTTCTTCGGTTATCTGGCATCTGCACAGAGCGTAGTGTTACCAGACCCAACATTGACAGAAAGACCCATCACAATTGCTGCTGAGGCTGGTACCATCACGGTAACTGCTACTGGCGGCAGTACAGTGTTTGGAGGGTCTACCAATCTGGTTACTGGTGCTGTCCAGAACGGTGTCATCGTAGCTGGCGATGCCTACTGCTACAAGAGCAATGGTATCCAGTGGAGGGCTGCATGACATACGCTGCCTCTCAAGTAGGGTATTGGGTTGGACAGGCTAACGACAACAGTACAGGTACTCATCCTCCATCTGGGTATGCCCCTGGACAACGTTGGTCTACCACGTCTTCGCAATGGCAGGGTTCCTACAATACAGAGTACGCCAATGCTAGGGACACTTCTACTGGCCCGCATCCTACAGGGTGGGTAAGTGGACAGCTTTGGAGTACCACTGCTGGACAGTGGTATCCAATGTATGTCGCAGAGTACAACAATGCTCGCGACACTGGTGGAGGCCAGAGTAGCTCTGGAATGGGGGCACAGCATCCACCAGGTTGGGGCAACGGACAGTTCTACTCTAGTACCGCTGAGCAGTGGAATGCTCAATGGGGTAGTGAGTGGCGAAACGCTAGAGATCCGCAAGGGTATTCTTTCAGCTACCCTGGACAGGGAGTAAATGCTGTCTTCTGGAGCCAGTCTGCACAATACTGGCGTGGACAAGCAGACTACTACTGGGGACCAAGCCGCCAGTGGAATAACGGCGCTACTTGGGAGCAGAATTACAACGCTTACGTCGGCTATTACAACGACATGGTCAACCAGAGGGACACTTGGCAGGCTAGAGCTAATAGTGCCTGGGGACCTAATCGTGTGTGGTCAAACGGCGAGTCCTGGGAAGCTGCATACAACAGAGTCTTGCCTGCCGAATTGTCTATCCTAGCTACTGCTCTCAGTGTAGGTAGCTCAGGTACTGGTGGACAGTGGCAAGACATCGCAGCTATAACCGTCAACAGAACGGGCTATTGGGCTGGAATGATACACTGCTACTTCGGTGGTGGTGCACCTTCGCCTTATGGCGGTTTCATCCGTTTCCGATTTGGCGGTAGTATCGGGACGCAACAGAACTTCAACAACCCTGCTCCAGGAGCCACAAACTATGGCTGGCACACTGGCTATGATGGAGCTGGTGGTGCAGTTCTTGTCAGTGCAGGGACGGTTATTGCTGTGCAGATGAACTGCAATACGGGTATGGGTATGAATGGCAATCTGTGGGTGGTCTTCTGTCCAACTCCCGCATATCCACACTAGGAGAGCCATGATAATACTGCAACTCAACAACCATACGGCAAGGAGATTGTCCTACTTGATAGGGCACTCCGATGAGGCAAACTCGGTAGTGCAGGCTGCTATAAATGCAGCCAAGATTGCTGAGCAGAACGTGCGTGATGTGATTCTCTTGATAGCAGACCAGGCTGGTGAGAAATTGCCAGAGAACTACAGTGTCGAATTCAAGGAAGAACAGAACGAACTCCTCATCACAGCCAAGGAACAACATAGCATGAACGGAGTAAACCATGACCCCTGAGGAAATGGCAGCCAAGATAAATCAGCTTGAGCAGCAGCAGGCTTACCAGACCAATGCAATACGAGCAGCACTTGAGGCTCGTTGGGCTGGTGGGGCTGACACTGTGGATGGTTGGGTCAAGGCTCTGGATCCCAATATCCAGACCAATCCTAGGAAGCCACTGTACTGATGAACGACGATCTGGAATGGCGAATGGCTACTCTGAGCCAACAACAATCTGCTATCACACGCGCCTTGGCTGCGATGGAAGATGGTAGGTGGTTGGCGTCTGAGTCCGGGGCAGATTCCGTTGAAGGTTGGCTACTGGCGCTAAACCCAACCTGGACCGGACATCTTACCTCCAGAAGCCCATTGTATACGCGAGACAAGCCCCCGCCTATTCCGCCAGAAGCAAATATTCAGTACATCAATAGTCCCAATCACTACAACGGCAGAGCAGGCATGCGGGTAGTAGCTATTGTGATTCACACAATGGCAGGAACTCTCTCTTCTTGCGACAACTGGTTCCAGAACTCTGCTTCGCAAGTCTCTTCTCACTTTGGTATAGGGCTGGGAGGCCAGAAACACCAGTACGTGAATCTTCGTGATGGCTCCTGGGCCAATGGTATATTGGAGTCTGGCAACGAGTGGACGGGCATTGTAGGGAACAGCCAGAACCCAAACTACCAGACGGTTACGGTTGAGACCGAAGACAACGGTTCTGGTAGCACGCCAGTAAGTGATGCTCAGTACCAGGGTACGCTTGAAGTGTGTCAAGTTGCCCTGAAGATGTTCCCAGACATCAGGTACTTGATGGGCCACCGCATCATCAGCCCACATTCTAGGACACAATGCTGTGGCAATCGCTGGTGGAACTCTGGTCGCTTTGGAGCACTGGCTAATGATCTTGGGTTGGAGGCTTGTATATGAGTGAAGCTTCTGTTGATGCACCATCAGCTGCTCCAATTCGCAAGGTTACAGCGGGTGGAGTAGGGGCAGCAGTCACGACTATCGTCATCTGGGTACTGAGTCTATTCAACATCACTATGCCTGTGGTTGTGGCGGGTGCATTGATCACAGTCATCAGTTTCGGCGTGGCATATCTGGTGCCATCTGCACCAAAAGAGGGAGGCATTTCATAATGGCAACACATCAAATTCTACAGGTTGTATCACTCGTACTTCTCGTGCTTGCTGCACTTGCGTCTTGGACATGGCGACCAAACTGGGAAAGCTCCTATGGTCACGCATTGGGATGGGCCGGACTAGCTTTCTATGTGTTGGCTGGTCTGAGCGGTTAGCAAAATAACGTGGGACGCATACTGGAGATACTTGGGCCGTGGCTGTGGATGTTTGCCTTCGGTTGGGCGGGTGTTGCGCTTGTCCTGATTGTAGTAAACGTCTCGGCTGTCCGCATAGAAAATGCGCTGCCGCCGACACCTACGCCTATTCCTACGGCAACGGTCGGCCCAACGGAGACCCCGATAGCTCCAGTAGCGCTGCAAGTAACGTTGAGCCACAATGCTCAGGGTGATGTTGTAGTTTCGGCACAGGGTGTACAGGCTGAGGGTGTACCGACACAGGAAGCAACTCCAGTTGTACTGGCGGTAGATGTAGACGAGGACAATAACGTGGTGTCTGTAGAAACCAATCCAACACCAATAGAACAAGCAGGTCCTACGTCTACGCCGTTCCTGGTGGCGACGATTGCTATTCCTGTGGCACCCAAGCCAGTAGCCAAGCCTCAGGTTACAGTAGTTATCGTACCTACCCCAGAGCCAGAACAGGAAATACCAGATCAAGATGGAGAACCCATTGCCGCGGAGCCAACCAGGGAACCGGATAGGGTTGTTGACGTGGTTACCCCTGTGCCTGCACCAGAGCCGGAAGACGTTGGTGCTCCCACGCCGCAGACGGTTAGCGCATCTGGCCCTATACAGTCCACAGGTAGCCCGCCAACGAATACACCTGTACCTGTCGCTCCAGGGCAACCTACTAACACTTCTGTACCTAACCAGCCGACAGCACCGTCAATTCCTGGAGCAGCTACAAGCACGCCTGTTGTTGGGCAGCCCACAGATGTTCCTGTAGCGCCGTCCACACCAATCCCAAGCCAGCCAACCCCTACCAGTGCGCCACCAATTGTAATACCTACTGCGACGTCGGTACCAGCACAACCAACACGAGTACCGG